GATCTGGAGATTGTTCTACACGAACTCAAGTCAGAAGTTTACTCCGATACAGAATCCTACCTAGATAGTGAGAATGTGAGACGAGTACACACATACGATGACGACGGAGAAACCGACTAATGAAAAAGAAATTGATTATGAAAACCCCTGGATTTATGATGGACAACCTTTTCTATCTGAAGACATTAACGATTATTATGGGTTTGTCTATTGTATTACAAATAGCCTTACTGGCAAAAGATACATCGGTAGAAAATACTTTCAGCAGTTACGAAAGCCTAGAACTGGAGGTAGGAGAGTTAAATCTGAAAGTGACTGGAAACGTTACTACGGAAGCAGTGCTGAATTATCTGAAGAGCGGAAGCGGTTCGGGAATCTTGCCTATAAACGGGATATAATTAGCCTACATAAAACCAAGGGACTCACAAACTTTGAAGAGACCCGACAATTATTTCTCAATAATGTACTTACGGAGGCATTTGACGATGGCACACCAGCGTTTTACAACTCAAACATCCTTGGCAGGTACATGCGTAAAGACTATTTCAAAACTGGCACAACCGATGCTTGACGCTCGCTGATCCGTCTGGTATAATTACAGGGTAGTCACGAGATTCCTCCAATGAACACCGAGTTCTACGAACAGCAGCAAGAAGATGCCAAAGATGTGCTGATGGATTTATTCATCGATCAGTTACATGCTTATGCTGAGTTGCAAACTGAAGAGGATTTTGAACTTACTACCACTGGGTCAGTAGCTCAGATGGATAGAGCAACTGCCTTCTAAGCAGTCGGCCACAGGTTCGAGTCCTGTCTGACCCGTTGCCCTTCGGGGCATATGGTCTACCAGAGGTAAAGCATATGACTACAACACAGAAGTTTTCTTCCTGTCTCGACATCCTTTCGGAAGCAGTTGACAGACAAGTAACACTTGACATCGAGTACCCTATTCTTTATAATACCATTTTGAAATTTTATGAGGAGAAAGGTGTTGATTTTTACGGTGATGTAGATGAGGATTATGATATCCTCTTAACCAAACTTGAACAAGACTTATATGATGTTACAGCAAACGCTTGAATCTATTGCAAAGAATGAACTCTACATGGGGTACATCTTTGGTATTATGATCTTGGGTGGTTTCATCCGTGATTATTCTGCGTTGGAGGATATTTATTCTTTAGCAAGGAAGTATATTACAGATAATCGTATCCTGGTTATCATTACTTCCTTACTTGGAGGTATCCTCCCCATCCCTGGACGTGTAGCATTGTCTGCACCACTCCTGGATGGTATTGCACCACGAGATAAAGAACGCCGTTCTGATTTTGGTGTGATTGATTACCTATCAGTCCATCATTACTACTGGTGGTCTCCATTAGAGAAGACAGTTGTCTTACCTATGGCAGTGATGGGTATATCCTATGGAACTTTCCTTGGATATACTATTGTTCCTTTGCTTATCACCTTGGCATACACATGGTGGTATATCTTTACTAAGGTTCCTGCATCATCTGTTGTTCCTAATCTAGAGTATGTTCGTGAGTTCAACTGGCGACGTGCTCTCACTGGATGGGCACCACTGATTGCTACTGTGATTCTTCTATTGAATACAGGCAAAGGTGGTGCAATCTTCTTCTTCCCTTGGTTCCTTGGAATGGCAATCTACTATTCTATTGTGTTCAAGGATTGGAAGTGGGGCAAGTGGTTGGATGGTAAGTTTGCCATCATTGCTACGCTTGTCCTTGCCCTCGGAGGGGTCGTAGGACTGGTGAAAGGACCAGTCATGGAGTATCTCAACGCAGCAACGCCTGGGATGCTCATACCTGCCTCTCTGGTGGCAATGGTTGCTGCTTATGCTATGGGATCATCTGGCAAGTATGCTGGCATGACCTCTGCACTGGTAGCAATCTTCGGTCCTCAATATTTGGTGTGGTTCCTCTGCACTGAGTATTCAGGATATCTTATCTCACCTGCCCACAAGTGTCTCATGATCGGACAACAGTATTTCGGCACACCAATTCGGAAATACTACGTTGTGCTCACCCGATTATGTGCTATACTAGTTGGGTACGCAGCACTCATCACCTTCATCCTATGAAACCCAGAGTTCTCCTAGAGCAGTTTCCCTATCGCTATGTCGAAGTTGGCACGATCGAACTAAACGGTATGACAGACTACCGCATTCAAAAGGTAGACTCATATACTGGTCGTTACAAAGACATGTATCTCTGTGACAACCAAATGCAAATGATGACTGCTATGGAAGATTTTGAATACACCAAATGGTTAGACCCTGATGGTGTACCTTGTTACGTTCGCGACTCAGTAGTAAAAGCATGACCACAACAACAGAAACTATGAATTCTTATCAGACAGCAGTAGAAGCCCTCAAAGAATGTGTCACCGCCGCTATGAATAGCGATGTTGATGCTAACACCCAAGGCGAAATCTGGCGTCACTACCAAGGTATGAAGGCGATTGAAAAAATGGTGTCTCGTTCAACAAAAGAATATAAGTTCTCTACTGATGGAGATTCTATTAGTATTAGTTCTTCTTATTTGGATGGACTATATGATTCCGATAACAACGTCGCTGCGGGTGCAGTTGATGTAGGACTTGGAGGTCTTGGTCAAGGAGCAGATGTTATTAGTTTTGGATAGTCTTTATCAATAGACTCTAAACTAGATGGTGTTCAGCGCGAATGCCTAGTATATTGAGTTTCTATGTTCTCTAAAAACGTAGTGGTGGAGTCAACTTTGACCCTAGATAGGGAGGATAACACCTCCCTTTTACCAATGTCATGTCTACTTTATGACCTTACTGAATTTATTTCCCTGTCCAATCATTCGTGAACCTGCTCATCCTGAGTTGAACTATCATCAGGTGCAACAGGAGATCCTACCTATACTGAAAGCAGTAGAAGAAGGTGATCATGAATGTGTATCTTACATTTACAGAGAATGTAAAAGTGATAAACGACAGGCAAAGGTTGGCAATGTACTCCCAACATGGGAAATCGAAGACGATCTTATTGGTAAATACAACCTAGTCAATCTAGAGAAACGAATCTATGAATCACTAGGTAAGTATCTTGCTTTTATCAAATCAAATAAATCTGAACAGAACAAAGAAAACAAGTCTGTAAAGATCAAATGTTCTTGGATCAACATTGCAGAACGTAATAAATCACATGACATTCATGCCCATCCAGGTTATGATATCGCTGGCATCTATTACTTCCGAGTAAGTGAGGATCAAGGTGGAATCACCTTCAACAATCCTAACGCTATGGTGTACAATGGTAACTTCCCTGAAGGTCAAATGACTCCTATGAGCATGGAAATCATTCCACAAGATGGTGATCTGTTCCTACTCCCTGCATGGTTGCAGCATGGAACACGACCAAACAAATCTGATAGTCCTAGAGTAAGTATTTCTTTCAACATCAACATCGAATAATTATGAGTAACCCCTTTCCGATTGTATCCCTCACTAATTACATTGGTGGTGAGTTTGTAAAACGTACTACACAAGAACTGTTCGCAGATAAAAAGATCGTCCTGGTTGGATTGCCTGGTGCATTCACACCAACCTGTTCTGAGAAACAACTACCTCAGTACGAAGCATTGATTCAAGACTTCCTTGCTCTAGGTGTTGATGAAGTTTGGCTTACTTCTGTAAACGATGACTTTACAATGAAAGCATGGTTTGAAGAACGTGGTATACGTTATGTCAAATTTCTTGCTGATGGTAATGCACATCTAGCAGCAATGCTCAACCAACTTGTATTGAAAAATGACAAGGGTTTTGGTCTCCGTTCATGGAGATATGCAATGGTGGTGGACGATATGAAGATTGCATTTCACACAGAGGAGTCTGGAAAACGTGACAATGCAGAAGAGGATCCATACGAAAAGACTACTCCTGAAGTAGTTCTTCAGTTCCTCAAGCAAAACGGTGGTATTTGACAAATGTAAAGAAATGCTATATACTAGTAACAGTTCTTCACAAAACTACATATGACCGTAACAACTAACGAGCAAGGACAA